TAGTTCTTTTAGTTTTTCTAGGACTGCAATACCAAGTGAGTTGTTCTCGACCACAGTTAGGCAAAAGCCGTATTCTTTTGACGCATCGTAAATAATGTGGGAGTAGTCGTCTAGGTTTGGTTTGCCTTGGTATTCTGCTACTTGCTCAAAAGTATCGAGACGCCAAATGTGGAACGCAGAGTGGTCCTTACCGTCGCCACGAGCAACGTCGCCTACGAGTAGGTATTCTGCGCCTTCTTGGTATCCTTCCCAAATCCAGAAGTTGCGGTCCATGCCTGTTTTGTGTGTTGGTTCTACTAGGGAAGTTCTTATTACTTCCATGTCTTCTGGATGGAAAACACCTTCGCCGGATTGGTTGAAGGAGCACTCCAACTCTTGTGCGATTTCGCGGCGAGACATGTTGCGGGTTTCTTTTTCAAACCATTCTTGGTCTCTATCTGGGTGGACTTCCCAAGGAAGTCTTATTGGGTTGAAATCATTTTTTCCTTCCTCGGCTTCTGTGTAGGTTTTGTGAAACCAGTTGCCCACGCCATTTGGAGAGGAAAGTGAAATGCAACGACCACCTGTGGATAGCGTTGGGTAAAGACCAGCCCACATCTCGTCCATGCCATCAACGAATGCAGCCTCGTCCACTACTAAGAGGGTCAAGGCTTCTGAGCGACCTGCGTCGCCTGATGTTGAAGATGCTTTAATTTGTGAGCCGTTAGCCAACTCAAAAGAAGTTCTGTTGTCGATGGTGATTTTTGAAATCATCATCCAATCAGGAAGGTTCTTGAAAATGGACTTTACTTTCTTTACGAGGTTTGCTGCTGTTGCAAGCTTTGTTGCAACTACAAGCACGTTTTTATCTCTGTGGAAAAGAAGCATCCAAGAGATGTAAGCAGCGGCTGTGGTTGAAATACCCAACTGGCGTGCTTTGAGAATAACGTTGAAACGATAATCGTTGAAGTCCCGAATGGCTTCTTCCTGAAAAGGGTAAAGTTTAAACGGGATAAGACCTCTCATTGGGTGAGAGATTTTACAATAGTTTTTAATAAAATAAACGGGGTCTTTACCCGCTCTGAGTATTTCTTGGACTTTCTGCTGTTTGTTTAGTTGATAAGACATTAAGCATTGCTATCGCGTGAAAATCCACCCATCTCTAAGAACTTCTTGTAGGAGTCAGCCATCTCGCGCTTATTGACTTCTGCACCAGTTGCGGCTACAACGTCAGAGAGACCGGCTACTCTGTAACTGCGTACAGCGTGAACGAGTGTGCGGTAGCGTGAAACGTACTCTACATCAACCTTTGCGCCGTCGCCTTCGGCTGTTAGTGTAATGGACTTGCCAGCGTGGGCACGGTAGTTCTTTTTAAGACCATCGACCAACTTTTGGATCATGCTGTCCATTTCGCTTTGGAAGCCGCTAATGCCGTCTTTGTGTACTTGTTTAAGTGTAATCTCTGCTTCGTATGAAACAATAATTTTATCACCAGCGAAACGAACCTTGCCAGCATCGATGTATTTGCGGTTTGTACTTGGAAGTGAGTCTCTTTTTAGACCCAAGTCAACTGGTTCACCCTTTGAATCGACTGCACCGTCGTATAGCTGTCCTGCTGCCACTGAGAGGTCTTTTAGAACTTGTAAATCTGCGTTAGCCATTATTTGGTCTCCAACCTTGTCGCCAGCGTTCTTCACGCCCTTCGACATATTTTATGTGGCAGGTTTCACAGCACTCCCAACGTAAAACAAAAATTTCATCACGAGCAGTGAGGCTATATTTGTTACATTGAGGACAAGAAGTGTTGCCACTCTTCATAAGTAGTTTTTTGCTTAATAAAACACCTTCCTGCTCTACCTTCTCTTGTAGTTCCTCTTGGGCGAAGTGTTTTTCATTTATTTTTTTTAGTTCTTGGAGGTATTCTTCCTCCTTTTCTTTGTCCCATCCTGAACTTGGGTTGTGGATGGCTTTTTCACCGTATTTGTCTTTAATAGCCTTTTCTATTTTTGCAACATAGTTTTGGTCTTTCATTTTACCTCTTATGCTAGGGTGCGCTCAACTAATGAGCCAGATGGTGGGTAGTAGAACTCATAATCATCATAAACTCTGAAAAAGTCGCACCATCCTTGTATGTTATCTGAGCCGCCTACGTTATTCATTAAAAAGCCAATGTAGGGCAAGTGTCCTGTGTAAGTTCTTTGAACTAGTTGATACCAACCAACCCCATCACCTGAGTGGTCGAAGTTGTAGGTTGTTGTGTTTCCGCTGCTTGCGTATGAAACTCGGATTCTCAAATAAGAAAATGACCTGTAAATGTTATTTACGTTTGCTCCACCATAAGAAGTGTAACTGTTCCAAATCTGTGCTCTGGCTTGAAAAGTGCTTCCCTCACGAGCAACAACACAGTTCCATGCCTTTGCCGTTGTTGGGCTACCGGCGATGTCCTCTGCAATAAAAATACCAACATTTGGAAAGTCGCTGGCGTCTAAGGAAACCCAGCTTACCTTTGACCAAAAAGCATATGTGTAGTCGCCAGATGAAGCAGTTGGGGCTGCTTTGTAAATACCAACAAGTCTGTCGCCTGGGACGGTATCACAGTCCAAAACAAGCATTTGCTGGGCTGTTTGGGTTTGGGCTGAGAATGTGACACTGCCTGCGTTCCAAGTAGACCAGCCCGAAAGAGAGCCTGTAAACTCATCATCAAGGGCATTGGAAGAGCTAGGAGGAGCCATAGCATCCCACTGGGTGTATGTTGAACCTCCACCTCCACCAGATGAAGCAATAGTTAGAGTGTCTGTGCTTGCGTTAGTTGTAAGTGTAATACCAGAACCAGCAGCAAACGTGATAGAGCCGGATGGCGAGTCGGCAAGAATGTCGCTCTGTCCAGAAACAGAGGCTGTAGCAAAGGCGTTTGTTGAGGAACCTCCCCCACCACCTGTGGAAGAAATAGTAACTTTGCTTCCATCGTTTGCAAGGGAGATGTTGCTGCCCGCCACTAAAGAGTCAATAATAACTGACTTGACTTTCTTTATAAATCCTAGCTCGGACAACTTACTCAAAAACGACATTATTTTCCCGCCTGCGCTGCTGCGTAGAAAATACCGATGGAAAGACCAACGCCTGCCACAAAGCCACCCACAAACCAAAATCTGCTATAATCTGGTTTTGTAGCCTTGTCAAGTGCTTTTTCTAATCTTTTTACCTCGGCATTTTTGAGTTTCATTAGGCTCTCGTGCTTACCTGCTGCTGTTATTTTCTCAATGGAGAGAAAGCGCTTATCGAAGTCGCACTGTGCTTTTAGTTTTTTTAGTTCGTAGTCTTTGTTTATCTCGCAGACTTTTACTGCGGACTCTCGCTTTGCGGTTATGGTTGCTTCGGCTCTCTTGTCAAAAAGGATGCCGTCAAAGGGTGCTCTTTGCCCCTTCTTTATAGCCGCAACCTTCCCGTTCGCAAAGCAAAGGGAAGGCAGTATAATAATGATGAGAATGAGTGCTATTTTTTTCATTCTTCTACCTCGACTATTTCAAAGCCAAACTCGTCGGACAAGGCTTTGACTCTTTCTTCTTCTGGCATTCGTAAGACTTCTTTCAATCTTTTCTTTTCTTCTTTCTTGACTTTCTCGCCTGCTTCCGCACGCTCTTTTTCCAGAGAGTCAAGAATAAGTTTGTGGTCGTGTTCGACGCGAGCCTTTTCTTTTATCTCGGTTTCGTGTGCTTTGTTTATGACATTTAGTTCTTCTTCGTTTTGCTTTACTTTGTCTTTGTAAAGACCACCGAGAACATCTTTGTCAAATAGAAAAAACTTGTGGAGCACAAACCCTAATGAGATAAGTGCTCCAACCCACCAATAGTTTTTGATGTAGAACCAAGTTTTTTGTAGTAGATGCTTAACTGTTGTCCAGTTCATTACTTTCCTTTGAAACGGGCTACAACATCAACGAAGCCCTGTGTGCCGACGTATGCTGAAGCAATGATAACCCATTGCTCGGAGTCTACTTTGTCAGCGAGAAGTAGTCCTGTTGTTGTTAGCCATACCAAAAGTTTCTTTGATACGAATCTTTCTAAGTGCCTATCGGCAAATGCTTTTACTGCTGCCACCATTTTATCCTCTCTATTCTTCGATAACCTTTATGGTTAGTGAAGTAAATAGTAAGAAAGTTTTCTTTATTTCTCTCGCCAAGATGTACCGGACTTTACCCTCTTTATGGTTGAGAGCGATACGCCATACATCTCTGCAACTTGTGGGTTGGTTAGTTTAGTGCCGTTGGCAAAGAGTTCTCTTATCTCTTTTACCTGCTCTTCTGTGAGGCGGGCGTTTGGGTTCTTTGCACCCGTTCTTGTCTTCGCCCATTCACTCATTTTCTTTCTAACTTCTGGGGAAGGAGGGGCATACATGTGTGGAAGAACGCCTCTCTTCTTTGCAGCGGCGCTCATCTTTCTTTTGGTTTCCTCGCTGACATGTCTGCCTGTGTTGGCTGCTCTTATCTTGGCTTTGGTTTCTTTTGTGTGTTTTCTTCCAGCAGAGGTTTTCGCTATCTTTTCTTTTGTTTCTTTTGAGTGCTTTCTTCCCTTCATGGGAGAACCAGCAAAAGGGGCTTTGTTATAGCCAACCTTTCTATCGAGACAGCCACTTTCATCTATGACTTGCTGCTCTACATCGAGTAGCACCTCTTCTTCTACTTCTTGTAAGATGGAAAAATCAAACGACTCCTCGCCATACTTTCCCCAAGCGGATAACAAGTGTTGGTTGCTATGAACCCCAAGGCGCAAACGAGACTTGTGAGCGCGCCAACGTTTCTCAACATTGACACTGCTTCCTATGTAAAACTTTCCTGTTTGTTTGTTGGTTATTTTGTAAATGCCGCAAGTCATAAAGAAACCCACCTATTTATCAGTTCGTCTATAATAAATAGGTGGGTCATCAATGAAAAGCAGTATTTATTTTATTCTTCTACAAAGGCAAAACCATCCTTCGCCTGTATTGGGATAACCTTATCAACATTATCTTTCAAACTGTCAATGTGGGTAATAAGAAGAGTCGTTTTGAAATGCTCCCTTGACATGTCTAAAACTCTTGTGAAGCCTTCCATGTTATCCGCATCTAATGCTGTTGCGGGTTCGTCAAGGCACATAATGTCGCTCTTCGGCATGTTGCTCACATTTAGCAGCGCAATACGAATAGCCATAGCAGCCAAGGTTTTCTCTGCACCTGAGCCAAGCTCTAACGGTCTGGCGTTCTGGTCTTTGTGCTGAATAAAGATGTCCAACTTGCGACCGTTATCCTCAAAATAAACGTTGAACTCTACAACGTTGGCTAACACCTCTGTGATAGCCTCGTTGATTACTGGAAGTTTATTCTTGATGATGCCAAACGCGATACCGTTCGGGTGCATACACTTCATAAAAAGGTCGTATGCAGAGAACTCACGACGAGTCTTTTCCAGTTCATTTCTTTTATTTTGGTTCTCGGTGAGTTGCGCTTGTAGCGAGCCCTCTTGCTTGTGGAGTTTTAGAAGGTCGTCACGGCAGTAGTTGCACTCCCGCTTTGACTCGTGAATGTCCAACTCCAACTGTCGCCTGTTCTCTTTGAGAAGAGCAGCATTTACAATAGCCTCTTTGTTTTGCTCGTAGTAGTCCAGCTTCTCTCGCAGCGTCTCTATCTTTTGCTGCAAGGCTGTTTTCTTTTGCTCTTCTTGGCTTACTTGCAGTTGTAGCGAAGTAATGGTGTGCTCGCCTTCCAAAACCTTTGTTTTGAGAGAGCGAATCTTTCCAAGAAGATGGTCAGCCTGACTGTTGTCCAACTTCTGTCGTAGAGAAATACTCTTTTCCTCTGCAACAGCAAGGGAAAGGTTTGCAGCAGGTATTAAGTCCTGTGCGGCAAAAGCGTTCTCAATAAACTTGCAAGAGGTCTTGTACTTGTCTCCACAAGGAATGTCGTCAAGAATACCAATACGCTTGTTGTATAGTTCCAAGTTGCGCTCAGTTTCTTTACGCTCGTTTAGCAAAGAAGTCAAGTTTTCTTTTAGTTTTGTGTTTTCCTCGGCTTCTTCCGTTAGAGCCTTTTCGTCAAACTGTTGGAGAAGTTTCTTTGCGTTCTCCAAGAAAAGACTTGACTCTTCTATCTTTTTGTGGTGGCGTTGTATTTTTGTATCGATGCTCTCGATAAGAAGTTCAGAGTTGCTTATCTGGTTTTGTACCAAGGGTGCGTCGATAATCTCTTCTGGAATAGAAGCCAACTTGTCGTCGGTTTCTTTCAGGTCTGCTTTTAGTTTTTTTAGTTTCTTCTCGTATCCTTCGCAGAGTGCTTCTTTTTGCTCGATAAGGGTTAGCACCTCATCTTGCTCATTTGCGATGGTTTCTTCGTCAGCATCGAGGTTGAAGGTTTCTAACTTTTTGAGATAACCCTTTGTGTCAGAACTTTCTTTCTTAGCCAGCTTGAACTTTTTGTCAAAGAACTCTAAGTCCAAAAACTTGGCAAGAATTTCTTTACGACGGGTTGAGCCCTCGTTGATAAAGTCAAGTGCGCCTAGTTGTGAAGACATAGAGGTCGTTAGAAAGTCTTCTAGCGTACCAAAGGTGTGGCGAATACGTGCGTCAGTCTTGCTTCGGTCTGTGGAGTCAAGTATTTCTTCATCGCCTGTGGCAAGGTCGATAACACTAAACTTTACATCTGTGCGTGCCTCGGTGGTCACTTGACCACGAAGTTTCTTTTCGTATTTCTCACTTGTGCGCTCGACAGTGTAAAGTTTTGTGCCTACTTGAATCTTTACTTTACCTCGACCATTGTTCTTTTTGTTATTTACAATGTCCACGTTCTTGCGAACGTTCTTTGAGCTAGAGTTATAAAGCGTGTAAAGCAGGGAATCTACCACGGAAGACTTGCCTGAGTAGTTCTTGCCGAAGATACCTACAAGACCACGAATGTTTTCAAAGTCTATTTTGTTTCCCTCGCCATAACAAAACAGGTTGTCCCACTCAAGGTGTTTGAGCGACCAGTTAACGTTGCGAGCAACTTCCTCGTTTTCCTCGGCTTCTTTGTTGAACCGCTCGTTGAGCGAGAAGACTTCTTTGAGGAGTTCTTCATTTGGTTCGTAGTCTTTGAGGTAATCACGGATAAGTTCTTGTTGAACTTGAACGTCCCGAAGATTTTGCTCCGTAATTTCGTCTGTGTGCGCCGAAGACAAACTTACCCCAGCCCTGTTGAGGAAGGTAAGACTTTCGGGCTTGAAGCGCGTCCTAACCACGTCTGTGGCTTTCCTAATAGTTTCCACTGGCAACTTGGTATTGGCTACAACACGAACTCTTGCACCCTTGGGTACTTTTGTGCCACGGGGCACTCGACCCTTTGGTGTAAGTTCAATAGTAATAAAGGGTTTTGGGTTCTGGAAAGTTTGTAGTTCTACCTTGAAGTCATCTTTGTTCTCGATGGTCCAAAGCAGGTAGCCCTTATCAAGACTCTCTGCATGGTTTTGTTGAACTGTTGAACCAACATAGCGCACTCGACCTTCGTCGTCAAGGCTTTGGTTGGTTTTGTGAATGTCGCCAAGCAGAGCGTAGTCAAAACCCTCAAAGATAGAAACGTCGTTCTCGCCGTGTTCCATAACCCAGCCAAGAGAAGTCTCGCAGCCAGAGATAGAACCGTGGTAAAGAGCAATGTTAATTTTTTCTTTCTCAGTTGGCTTTATCCAGCTTTCTGTGTCAAAAACCGATAGAACATTGAACGTTAGGTTATCGTCCCATACAAACTCACCTGATGCGCGTAAGAGGTGAATCTGTGGGTGGTCGAGGGCTGTGACCAAAGGTGTGATGGCATCTTGACGCGCTGTGTTTCTCAGGTTGCCGTCATGGTTGCCTGGAATAATAATAAGTGGGGCAATGTCGGCAAGGTTTTTGAGAAAGTCTGTGGCGAGGTCAAAATACTCTGGTGAAAGATTGACCTTTGTGTGTGCCAAGTCTCCACAATGCACAATAATGTCTGGCTTGTCTTTTCGCAGTTGGTCATACATCTGCGAGAACACAGCGCGGTATTCTTTGTGGTATTTTAGGTTTCTGATGTGTGTGTCAGAAATGTGTGCAATCTTATACATTTATTGTCCTCAATTGGTAATAAGCGGATTCTTAAAGGAGAAGGTTTCAAGCCCAGCCTTTTTGTTTAATTCGTGGTTTATTTCCTGTAGGCTAAGAGCCTGAACATAAGCTACATTATTAAAGAATTTTGACAAATTCAAAGAAACTAAATGTTCATAAACATGCGGGCTATCAACCTGTAGATACATGGTTGTTGTTTTAGATTTTACTCTCCCGGTAATTTTTTGTATCTTTCCGCAGCTATGCCCAAATACTATCATAGCTACATTAGCTCCCTCTACATACCCCTCTTTTGGAATCACTTTCTTTATCAATCCGTGGTCTTTAATTTTAATTTTTTCTCTTGGTTTTTCTACCCTCTTCCAGATTTGAAAGATTGTCTTAAGAACTCCCTTATTAGATGAAGAACTGTCTGGCATGTAAAAACAGTTTTCAGGCATTTCAATCTCAGAAACCAAATCAAAATTTAAATCAAGTGAGTTAATAACAGACCACTTTCGCCAAGACTTTGGAACCAAAAAGGCGATGTAATCACTACCCTGTGCAGCATGATTAAAAAACTTTTTTGAAAGCGAGTTGGCTCTGCCAAATGGTGGATTTGTAACACAAATAGTGCCCTTGAACTCCTTTGGGTCAACTTCTAAGAAATCTGCCTTGGTAACTAATTCATGGTGAGGTTCAATGTCATAGGAAATAATCTGCTCTTCTTTAATACCTTTCCTAATAAGACCGTTAATAAATTCTCCTGTGCCGCCAGCCGGTTCTAAGATTTTGTATTCATCCAAGCAAACATTGCGAGATAGCTCGGCAAGGCAAATGTCTACAGCCGATGGCAAAGTGTAATACTGCTCTTTACCTGTTTTTCGCGTGTTGGCGTATGATTGTTTGTTTCTGTGACCTTTCTTAACGTTGTTCATTATTCTCCTAAACGCAGGCAACCTGCATAGCCAAAAGGTTATCTGGGTCTACCCAGGTGGCGTTTTCTTTTCTTTCTTGGAACTGTCCTCGGGTCATTTCACCTACATCGTCGTATCCTGAAATATCTACTTTGTAAACATCTACATCGTATTGTAGCAGTTTTCGCATAATTTTGTAAGCCTTTGAGTCGGCATCTGGGTCAAGTGCGAAATAGACTGCGGTATCGTTATGAACAATACTTTGGAATAGCTTGCTTTCTTCTCGCAGGGTTGAGCCAAGAATAGGTACAGCGTTTTCACCTGCGATGATGGCGTCGAACACGCCTTCTACTAAAATAATTTCTTGGGAAAAGTCGAGAAACAGTTCGTTGAAGATAATGTCTTTGCTTGCATCAGGGTTGCGATACTTTGCCCAAGAGCCTTTGTAGGTTCGTGCAATAAAGAAGTTTGGGTCACCGCTTTTGTTGAAAGACGGGATAATAATGCGGTCTTTGAACTCACCCCAAGGACAGTAGCCTATTTTCCAAAACAGTATCTCATCCATTGTGATGCCACGCTTTGCGAGATAATGTCGGGCTGGAAGAGAAGAGTGGGGTAGGTTGTTCTTACCAAGGAAGATGTAATCTTTTGGAAGGTCGACAACCTGTTCTACTTCTTCTCCTTCCTCACCAAAAAGGTCGTCAAAGTTGGTTAGGTCTACATCGGGGGTGAGTTCCAACCAGCGTTGTTTGTCGGCAAATGTGGCAAAGCGGCGAACAAGACGATAGATAGACTTGCCCGAATAGTTGCAGTGCCAACACTGGAACTTGTCTTTGTCGATGTTGACAGATAGTTTGTTGTTGTGGTGCTTACAGTTGGGGCAATGAAACAAACGCTCCCCACCGCTTTTGCGAAAGTCGCCTAATGTTCTGCGGAGGATAGAGACTTTTTCCATACTGACCAACCTGCTTTTGCGATAACCCAACTGTCTGCTTTGTCGTATGACTCTGGACGTGGGTTGCCCTTTGTCGTGTATTGTATCTCAAAAGTGGGGTCGTTGTCAAGAACAAATTGTAGAACAACGGGTTTTGCTTTTGTGCCACGGGGAACTTTGATGCCTACGGCTCGCCTTGCTTCGCCTGCGGTTAGGTATTGTGGCTGGACTCCAAAAAGGGTATAGGTTATCCAACTAACGACTCCGTTGAATCTTTGTAGCGCTGCCATGGTCTTGGCAGAAGAGCCACCGGAGTTGAAAAACATAAACGGTTGCTCAATAAAAACTTCGGTTATCTTAACCTCTTCCTTAATGGTTGTCAAGTATTCTTTTACTTTTTCTGCCTTGACAAAAAAGTCTTTATGTTTGCGGAGGTCTATTGCTGAACAAAGTACAACTTCTCCGTTGGCGTCTATTACAGACACACCTGTGATGGACGTTGAAACGTCAAGTGCTAAAATCATGTAGTTATTATACTATAAGTCAAGTCTTATTTTAAAGGTGTAAGCCAAGTCTTCTGTTTTTTTGATTGGCTCGGCAAGATGGGCGATGCCAAGAAGTTGCTTGTTGTCGTCATAAATCGCAACCTTGGAAATGTAAGTCGTCTTAACAAAATCAGCATTAGTGTTTGAGTATGGTGACTTTGTGATGTTCTTAATTGTTTTTGGGGGCTCGTTGTATAAAGTAGTATTGCCGGTCAAGCTTGAACTGGCTAAATAATTTCCAGAAATGAAGGTGGGGTTGCTGCTGTAGTTAAACTCATTTATCTCAGCATGAGCAAACATGGTCATGGTCGGCGTGTAAGTTGTTCCCTTATACTCCAACTCAAAAGAGCTACTTAAAACAGTGCCGCCAGTGTCTGCAAAATCAATCAAAGAGCCGGTGGCATTACCACTTGTATAACCGTCAATAACTGTTGGTCCCAAAGCTGTTGTCCCAAACAGCGCAATAAAGCCCTCATTGTAAAGCGTGATACCTGCCACTGAACCACTAGATGAACCACTGATGGAGCGTAATACACCATCACTATTGCTATCCTCAACCACACCAACTAACGAGCCAGTGTAATAGTAGTTCAAACGGAGCGAGCCTCGCTTGATTGTTGAGCCGTAAAAAATACTTGGTATTGAAATTAGCTTCACCGCTACGCCATCAAAATACTCATCGAAATCATAATATTCAGATAGAGAACGATAATAGTTGATAATGTTTTTTAAGTTTGTTGTGTGAGTGAGGTCAACGCCATACTCAACTTGTACCGAAGATGTTAGGGGTAAGTACGTCTTATACTCATCGCCATACAAAGCTGTCGAGTAAGAACTGGTGGTTGTTGTTTTAAAGGAGGCAAAATCAGAGTCTTTATTTAGAAACTGATAAATTCTCTCGTCTCCAGTTCTATTAACACTTAAATCGTAGGCAGATAGGTTGCCATTAGGAACATTAGAGTTTGAGCTAGAAATGTTATTAAGGTAAGTTTCTCCAGCAACAAAAGTAAAAGTTACTTTTGGGTGAGCTTTAATCGTATTAAAAATAATCTCATCTTTGCTGAACGGTTTAAACTTCATTAGTAATCGAGGCGCACACGAAGGGTGACTTCGTTTGCGGGGGTCTTTTTAATGGGCTCACTTAGTTTTGCAACTGCTAACAACTCGTTGTCAGAGGAATAAAGTCCAACCGTTGTAAAGTATGAGGCTGGCAAATCTTCCTGCTGTTCTTTTACAAAAACCTGTGATTGGGTTAAGTATGTTGGGTTGGCGCTGTAGTTAAAGTCGCCATTAAGTGCTCTACAGAAGTAAATTGTTGAATTTAGCTCTGTTGTATTGTTAAAGGAGCAATCGTGCCATCTTCTTCTCAAGCCTGTGGAAAACACGTCTAAGGTTGAGCCGGTCAAAGAGCCAGAGCAAGTTCTGCCGTCAGCATCAAACACGGCGTTCTTGTCAAAGATTGAAGACGTTAAGACTGCAACACCAGCTTGGTAAAAAATCAGCCCTCTACGGTTATCTGCCGTAGCAGAACCATTTCTGTAAAGAATTCCGTACTCGCCAGCGGGGGAGTTAATTTTGTAGTCTGTTGCTGCGCCAGCATCTGAGAATGAAACTACATCGGTTGGTGTAGTGTAGCTACCACTGATTTTCAGTGAAATACTAAATGTTTGCTTTTGGATTTCGTCTTTAGTTAACAGTCTGGAAAAGTTAATAAAAATACAGGAATCTAGCTTTGCGCCGCCTGCTGCTTGGTTTCCGTCTTCGTCAAATTTTTGCACAGAACCAGTGCTGTCAAATCCAGCCAAAACTTGCGCCATTTGATTGTAAATGTTTATTTTCTTCTCTTGTTGTGTCACGTTTGCTGTGCCGCTAAGTTCGGAATCAGCAGAGTAACCAGCGGTCACATCAAAAATGTGGTTTGCCGAAGAGCTTAAGTATGGGTAATCATACACTGAAGTAAACATACCGTGTGAGTATGTCTTAATGTTTTCGTCAGCGTATGTGCCACTAACCAATGTACCAGTTAGTGGAATAGCCTCGTGCAACAGAGTTTTAGTCGCTGTTCTATCGTTGGGTGTTAATGTTTTAAACGAACTTGCCATTTTTATTTCCTTTTATTAAGCGGTCTTCTTTATGAATCGCAAAGCAATGTCTACAGAAAAGCCAGTGTTACCACCAGTTACTCTCATAATTGTATCAATGTACTTGTATGTTTCTCCATCAATTGGTGCTGTTGAGCCAAATTGATTAAACAAAGCCTCAGAGGTTCTAAGGTTTGTAGAAGCTTTGAATTTAAACTGCGCCTGTCCCTGGAATGGACCTGCAAGCGCTGAGTCGTTGGTAGAGGAGTCTGCGCTGGTGGCGTGTGGGGTAATTGCGTTTGTTAGAACATAAGTTGCAACCTGATCGTCATCTAAGAAATCAAAGTTTTGTTCTTCGCTATTTCCATTTCCTGACACCAGAACGAGCGAACCAAGTCTGTTGTCTAGTTCAACAATTAGTTGAGTTTCTTGTAAATCAACGTCTACCGATTGTCCTTTTGGTACATTGGGGCTGTCGATGCCGAAGTCTAATCTAACGGTTGCAGCAGCGTCAGTTGGCTTAAGACCGTTAAAAACGCCGGTTTCATTGCCGGGGTCGGTGCCAAAAATCGCACCATTGTTAATAGTGTTATCATCTACACAAATGGTGTAAGCTGAACCAGAGCCTGGGAGGCTGAATAAGCCGTTTGTGCTCTTTTGGTTTGGCTTGATAACGGGAAGATACAATAGGTCGTTTCTAGAGTAAGATACAAGGCGATGTTTAAGAAGTGATGTGTTGTTTGTAAAAGCCTCTAAAACTGGTGTTTGGAGAATGTCTAAGTCTGCAAAAGCAGAGCCGCTTGGGTGTGCTCCAGAAGGATTGTTGGAGTTTCTGTAAAGCCTGTAGTTAATCTCATCATCACCAAGAGCAAACTTAGTAATTTTAAAGGAGCCATCTCCCTTTGCTAAACGCATTCTACCTGTGTCTGTTAAGACTGCATCTAAAATAATGTCACCGCTGTTATCTAAAAAAGCCATTTATGTACCTCTTCCTAATTAGACTTGAGTTTTGAAAAATTCGCTAAAAGCGATTCAAGGGTTTGTTTATCGAGTTTATTATTTTGTATTTTATCAACAATAGCCTCGATTAACTCTGTGTTAACCCTAAACTCCTCTTCATTTGTAAGTAGTTTGCTAGCTACTTTTATATCTACATCAAGTAAATTTGATAGCTCAACAAGGTCAGAACCAAAGAATCCTTTTGATTTTAAGTTCTCCAAGTTTTGAGCGCTGCTTTGTCCCGTCTTGTCAATCGTCACCAGTTTTGGGAAAAAGTTTAAGTCAATTGCTCTTCCGGTTGATTTTGATTTAATACGCACTTTGTAGAACATGTCTGGGTCAAAGGGGTCAATGTTCTTGTCGCCAATCTTAATCTGTTGAAAGTTTAATTTCTGTGCTTGGTCAAGAGCCGTCTTTGCAGGTTGTAAGTTTGGTTGTATTGCTTGCTCGCTAAATCCTACTGAAACGATGCCATTAGATTTCGCTGTTGTTGGCTGTGGAGCAGGCGCGACCTCGCTTGGGAAAGAATACTCTTTCAACTCTGCGGTATGAATCTCGTCTTCTTGAGTCACAGATAGCTCAATAATCGGACTAGGGTTAGATACAAGACCGTGTGCGTTGATTGCCCTAAAGCAGTAGTAATAAGTTTTGTTTGGTGTTATCGAATCAATAAATCCAGTATTCTCGTTTTTGTTGATAGTTGTAACAAGCGCAGAGCCGAAGTCAGCATAGTTTAACGGAGCTACTTCAAGGCGAAGAGCCTGATAAGAAACGATTGGAGAACGACTAGAGAAATCAAACTCGTTCAATAGGGAGTTTAAGAATGGAATACCTGCGGCTTCGCCTGTAGTGCTATCAAATGCTTGTCCTGCTGTTACTATATTAACAAGGTCGTCAAAAGATAACTTGCCGTCAACGAACGCGCCTTCATAATCTTTCTTGTGGGCTCTTACAACCTTTTGTAGAGTTAAAACATCTTTGTTAAAAATAGCAATAGGTTTTGTTTTGATTCCAGAAACGTTGTCGTTGAAAACTATTTTTACTTTCTCGGCATCAAAGCGACTTGGTAAAACAGTGACTGTTGGATAAACAGGGGGCTTGTCAAAAGCTATAACACCTGTTATTTCCTTCAGTGGCACTTTCATAATACGCAAGTCTGGGTAGCTTAGGAAGTTGCTTGTAATGGTGTCTAGAATTGCCCCAGATTTAGTTTGGTTTTGTAGTGGCTTTACACCTGTGCCAACGCTAATAACGTGGCAGAAGAACCTATAGACGTACTCTGTGTTGTAGTTAATACCCGCATCAATAACCTTGATAATGTCTTCCTTGTTGGAGGAAGCTGGTATAATGTATTCCTTCTCAAGTTCTGGGATTGTTGTGCCCTCGGGAGAAGTGACCACTCTGTGTCTTTCGACGGAGTAAGCAAGAACTTCAACATAATTCTTTAACGGTGATGGGCGAAGCTTGCCCTTTTCATCTAGAATTCTTTGACCAATGGTTAAGAAGTTTCTATCAACGAACTCTTTCATCTTAGCTTGGAAGATGTATGAATCAAACCCGTTTAAAGAATTGTTTTCTTCAAACATGCGGTAAATAAAATCTGTTCTGTTAATGTTTGACTGCGTAGCCACATCAAATGATGTGTTGTCGTAAGTTGGGTTTATTGCTGCTAAGGCGTTTGAAAAATCGCCTCGACCATACATCACCAAATCTTTAATTTGGGAGTCCTGGCTGTCGGGCAAAGCCTTTGGGGGAATAAATTGAGCTTGCTTAAGAGCATACTTTAATGTCTCTCCAACGCACGGTGCTCTTCTAATGTTGTAGAGTCCTCTACCTAAAGAGGTAAATGTTGCGTCTGTGCTTGAAAACAAAAACGGACTCGTATTGACGGGAAACTTTTCTCCATCATCAGATAATGAAAAGAAAGGTTTTGTAGCTCTGTCAAGAACGTTGTAAATAAAAGTCTCGTAAATGTTGAGGTCTTTTAACAATTCTTTAAATTCGTTGTTCTGTACTTCTGGGGTTATGTTAAAGTTGCTTACGATTTCTGCATTAAATGGAGTAACCGATTGACGCTCGTTGGTAAAATCAATAAGCTCTTTATCTAGGTTCAAAAATGACACATTGTTGATTTTAAAGTTTCCAACACCGCCATTTCCAAAGCCTGCGGCGGTGGCGTATGCGCTGGCGTATTCACCGTCAGTTTTGTTGTAATTCTTTTGCGACAAAAAGGGCTTGTACATACCTGCTATTTTTTTCTTGTCTAAAAACGATACCTCGATGGGGTCGCTAGAAGTAAAAAGCTTTGTGTATTCTTTAAATGTTTTAAAAGAGTATTCGTTATTGGCAACAGTGTCTGTGTCCTTGTACTTTAGCTTAACAGAATTGTACGCATAAAAGTCACTTGGTCTAACAACTTGTTGTGTTTGAAATGGAGTGCTGGAGTCTAGGCTCTCTAGACTATCAACATAGAAATTGTAATTTGCAAACGCATCACACACCACAGAGCCATTTGCTTGAGTTATGTCAAAAAAGTGAAGGTTCTGTGGTAGGAACTGTGCTGTTTGAGGTGTCACCGAGTTATTGTTTGTTATTTTAATCTCTTCTTGGCAAACACTTCCTAGAAAGAAGTTTCTAGGCTCTTTCTCTAGCTGTTGATATACGGAGCTTTCTGGACTCCAATCAAAAGCCTTTTTGTACGATAAAACTTGGTTATTGGCAGTTTTTAAAACAATGCCATTGGTTTCACTTTTATCGCTGTCAAGCTGGTAAGACAGCTTTACAACATCTGGATAGTTGGGGTATAAGCCAGGAGTATCCCCTGAGCGCTGATTTCCCGTAAATGTGTAGGTTTTCTTCATCTTATTAAATAGACTTAAAAGTTAAAATCAGTGATGTTTAGATTGGCAACGGACGATGCTATGTCGCCAACTGTTTTCGTTGCTCCAAGAGTATCGACCACGTTGCTCTGCTGCGATAGACCCTCTGCAACGGGAGTATCGTCACCAAAAGTGCCACCAAGAGGTGTTGTTGTTGGTGTGCCAGTTCCACCCTGACCAGAGCCAGGAGTAGGTGTTGGAGCAGTGGGCGCAGTTGAGCCACCACCAATCCCTGGCAGCGAGCCAAATGTTCCAGCAGTTTGCTGTCCTCCTGTATCATCGCCGCCTGGAGCGGCTATGCCGCCTGCAAAGCCACCTAGACCACCCCCGCCAATTTGTTGAGCAAAGGCAACATTGACGCCCTCTGGGGCAAAAGCTGCTCCCGGTTGAGGAGTTCCTACGCCTTGTGGCGAGCTTAAATCAGTTTGTGATGGACCTGTGGGTGTTGGGAAAACATTTACTCCAGGCTGGATAATTGGATCGGTAAATGCCGCTATTTCAGTTTGGATACCTTGGCTGAAAATGGGTTGTGTTGGGTTTGATGCAACAATAACGTCGTTAATGTCATTCACTATTGTTTTGGGCATTGCGTACTTTGCGATAACATCATCTGCTGTTAAATCTTTTGCTGACTTAACTGGTAACTCAAATGATAGAGTGTTTTGAACATCGGCAACGGAGTACAAGAAGTATTGGTTGTTAATCATCGAGAAGGGGAAGAAGTTTGTTTCTTCCTGTGTGTATTCTTTTGAAAGACCAAGACGGCATAGGAAGTAACCTTGTTTTGGCTGTGCTTGGCTTAAAAACCCAAATGTCAATGGCTTCCAAGAATCATTGTCGTAGTATTCTATGCTCGCAATGTTTGTAAAAACAAGCAGAGCGGTTGTGATTTCCAACTGGTCTAGTGGTCTGTCGCCTGCAATTGCCGCCTTTAAAGAGAACATGAAGTCTGACGAATCTTGTTGAGTTGTTCCAGAAGTTCCAAGAAAGTTGTGTGGCTGTGGAAGATTTGGAAATGAGCTTTTTAAATCTAAGCCCTTGGTTGAAATGGATACCAAGTCCTTTAGTGCTTTTATAAAGTTGTTAACCTTCTCTTGACCCACAGCCTCAATCAGCTTATAAACACTTGTTACATCTTCTAAATCTTGGTATTGGGTAATTGCTTCTTTTGGAAACCTCTCTTTGTTAAGGCTAAAGATGCCATCTCCAAAATACTCTGTAAAAGATTTGTTTGAGAAGTCCTCGCTCGTAGTAAAAATAGGCTGATTGGTTGAATTAACCACACTCACGCCCGAAGCCAGAAGTCCTTGTAACAATCTTGAATTTCCGTCAGACTCTTGATAACCCGTTGATTTACCCGTAGAAACACTTAAGCTTAAGCTTGTCATTGAGTTTTTTGTAGAAGTTACAAAAAAGTTAGCGGGCGACGTAAATGGGACAGTCACTTTATCGTTTGACATCAACAGTGGGCTAAATTTTAAAATGTAATTGCTTAAGCCCTGTGGCGTGAAGCCTGTAAAAAACGCATCTTCTTGAGGGGTTGTACCAAAGTATTTTGCGTATTCAAAAATGAATAGCTCGTTAAGCTGGTCTTGGTCTAGAACTAGAATTGGGTCATAGCTTTTAGACTTGCTTCTGTTAAAGTAATCAATAACCAGTTTGTCTGACTTGTAGTCTTCTGCTGAAGGTGGTTTGACCGATACTGTTTTTGCCAACTTGTAGGACTTGGTTGCCACAGTGCCCTTTTTTGAGTCGTTTTGTTTGGGCTCTAGAGACAGGTCTGGAGCAAGTGAAAAGCTTTTAATCTGCTCTAGGCTGCTAGCTAGTGCGTCTTTCAACACAAAAAATGTTGATGGCAAAATTGTTATTGGATTTATCTTTGATAAAATGTCGGCAAAAACCCCTTTCTGTTGGGGGTTTGCTCCCGATACTTGCAAAATGTTAAAATACAGGTTCAAAAACGCTTTCTTTGTTTGGTCTATCATAACTGCGTATTCGTTAAAAAACGCATCTGTCATTTTGTTCAAGTCGTCATCATAATACCTTGATAGGGTTATTACGTTTTCCAAAGCGGAAAACTTTTGTAGTTTGGCTGTTGCCTCGTGAAAAAAGTTAATTAAATCACCAAACACTTTTGATTCGTAGGTTAGTTTAATCCCATACTCATAAGTGTAGGCTTTGTTGAACTTTTTGTCTTTAACCACGAAAAGAGATTTTAAAGTGTTTTCGGTTGAAACGTTGAAAACGCTGATGGTTAAATCCTCTTCGTCCGGTGAGCCAAAAAGGTCGTTAGGTAGATTTTGTCCTAAAAATTTAGACGTAAAAATCTCTTCTTCTGGAAAATCTTCTGTCTTATTGTCCTCGATGTTGTTTGAGATTCTTTTTCTTGTAAGGGTAAATGATTTGATTTGCCCCTGATAAACGTTGTTTGTGTTCTGGAAGTTAAAAGCACTGCTGTTAAGAAACTTTGTTAAATTGAACTCAAAAGCAAGATTTACAGAATTTGCTTCTAGGCAATCCCAATAGAATAGCTCACCAAGTGGTGACTCTAGCTTTTCTAGTTTTAAATCATCAAAGTATCTAGTTGGCGAGGCACTAGCAAATTTTTGTGCTTCTCCAAATGTTTTAGCGTTGATGGCATTTCCCTGTTGGTCAATTGTGTAAAAATCACCTTGATTAAAGTCTAGTTGAAATGCGTCACTCTTTGTTGTTCCAACAAAGTTGCTAACCACATTTGGGTCAGTAACAGTCACCAAAGAAAGGTTTGGAGACTCTGTGTCTAGTGGCTGTTTTACAATTTGTACGGTTGGGTCGGTATTAACTTTAAAAGGACCAGCCCAAATTTCTTGATTTTCGGTTTGCAGAGTTTGAAAAGTAAAATTAACAATACCACCTTTTGCTATTGTAAAAGGCAGGGAGTAAGAGATTTGCCCTTTGAAACTTCCAAACGGGGCGTTTGAAAAATCTGCAATAACCTCAATCAATCCGTATAGGTCGGTTAATCTGTCAGTAAGATTTGGCAAAGAAACACCATAATCGTATCTGTTAAATTCTATACCCTCTGTTTGAAAAGGTTTAACAAAATCAGTTGAGAAGGGCAGGCTTGTTGATAAGCTTATTGCATCACTACCAAAAACTGTCTTCAAAGGCTTTGTGGATTCAATAAATGCCCCTTGTTTTTTTAAATCTGGGGCGACACTTAAGATGTTTTCAGCAACAGAAACGTCTGTAAAGAAATGCACGGATGTTGTTAGAACTGACTTGTAGGAATCAAAGATACCTTTCCCACCTTCCAGTGGCTCAAAGAAAGACCAGTTTATGTTTGCTGAAATCTTGTCTTTGTCGTCTAACAAAATTGATGTAATAACAGGAAAAGGAATCTTCTGTTTGGTCAATGAGTTTATGTCAAAATCTTCAAAATTCATTAGCAGAAGTCCTCTTCAATCTCGGGCAAATTATCGTACAAACCATCGGCAAAGTTAAATCCACCTGTGTCAGTAAAGACCAGGGAGTCTTCATTATCAAACTCAATCACGCTTGTTAGTGATGGGATTATTGCACTACCTTCTTCAGTCGCCCCTGCTGTGTATTGTAGCTGTGTGACAAAGCCTTTTAGGTCGACTGTGAAACCATTTACTGTTACAGTTTTGTTTTTCTTGACTGCGTAAAACTCTATCTCAAAACCGTCTTTTTGTTGAACTGCGTTTTCTTCTACAACCAGACCGATTGTTTTTCCTCTTTTTAGTTTTAGTCCTGTACCATCTTCAAATGTAGCGAGGAGTTTTGTGTTGTCGTCGATGCCCAACTCAGGAGCGGAAATTTGTTCTAAATCGTCAGAGCCCACGGCAGCGGCGAGTGCTGCCAATTCTTCTGGCAGTTTCTCTGCGATTAAAAATGTGTTCATCTCAAAGTTTAATTGAGGAACAAAGTGGTTAATGCCAGAAATCTGTTTTACAGATTCTGATGAGGATAGTTGGTTTTGCAAACAAAAGAAGGTATACTTTGGGGCAGTCTGCTCTCCAATAGAAGAATTTGTTAAACCAAGGAAAGACTCAAACAAATCTTCTTCTATCTCTGTCTTTTTGCCGAACGGGTTTTTCTTTGGATTGCTAACACTTAATTTAGAAACGTTAGTCAAGAACGAGTTTTTTGGCGTCTCGCTTACAATTCTATCCTCTGAATTGTTTTGGGTTTCGTCAAAATTAGCCTTCATTGAGTCATACAAAATGTCATCATCAACAAAGTTATAAGACGCAGGGTTAAACAAACCCTTTGCAATCTGCTGTTTTCCGTATTTAGTTAGAACAAGGTGTATAACTTGCTCTTTTTGGTCTAAAAAACTCATCGTATCCTAAATAGATTTATTCCTCTGTTTTATCAACAAAATCAACCTCGGCTGTGATTTTTGCTGTTTCCACCAGAGAGCAGAAATCATAAGGGTAGTTGTAGGTAAAATCTTCTGTGGTGTATTTTGTACCCTTAAAGCTTGGAGCAGAATCGAAAGAGAAGTCTGCTGTAAGTGGGTTATCAACCGTCATGGCAAAGTAGTTACCCTTAGCTCTTTTCTTAACCTTAAAAATGTGCCACTTAATTGGGTATCTTTCCCATTGAGCAAACATGTCGGTGTTCTGTATGTCAAATTCAACGTATTCGGTTGTAACATCAAACTTGTTTAGAGTTTCTGGACCAAGGTTTTGCCAGTATTTTTCTATGTCTTTCTCGGTTAAAGACAGTGAGTATTCTTTAATCAACATGCCAAGCGGACGAACAGCCTTGTTTCTCTTAAAATCAAATCTTGGAGGGAAAACATACTTGTCTAAAGCTTTATCTAGAGCCGACCACTCATTTGGTGTGTTTGTTAATTTCGATTGCTCAATAAACCCATCATACTTTTCGTTAGTAATGGTGAAGAATTGCCTATTGCCGTTAGGTAGTATTTTGTATGGTATACAAACCAGAGCCTCTTCAATACTGGTGCTTTTAGACATTTTCCCCAGCGAAAGAGTGTCTGGAAAGCCTAAGAAGTCTTTTAGGCTGCTTTGTCCCGCTCTATCTTTAAAACTCACCTGAAACTGAATGTTGGCGGCAGGGGCTGCAAGCAAGTCCTTCCATAAATACTTACTTGTCTGTGTCAAATTCGGGTCAACCAAGAAGGGGGTTTCCCATTTTGGCTGAACTGCCCAGACATTTTTATCTGTGCCCAGAGGGTCAATTACTTTGATTGGCAATCCTGTCTTTGGGTCAACCTCGGATTGCTTAACCTCTGCTTGCCCAAGGAAGTTAATCGACTCGCTAAGACTTGAAATGTTGTTTGTGATAAATGACGTAAAGTCGTTTCCTGAATAGCTTGAGTTGGCAAAAGTTGCGGTTACTTCGTTTTGTATTTCAGCAATGGTGTGTTGCACTGTTTGTTGAGGATTCCACTCCAGTATGATAGATGATGAGCCCGCTGCCCAGCCAGGAGTCCAAAGCCTATCCGTACCAACATCAAGGTCAAATCCCGGTCTATTGGAGCCAGAAACTAACGGACCCCAGCCTTCGCGTGCAGAATCAAAGTTCCAAGGTGCGGGAAAACCTGACCCGGCAGAGCCTACAGAAATTCCAAGTGAAATTTCCAAGCCGTATGTCTTAGTGCTATCTGCTACGGGTAAATCTTTTTCTTCTTTTGAAAAAGCCGTTGTGAGTCCGTTGTTTTCCAGACAGAAGTCAATTGTGCTAGCCAAGAAGTTTGACATAGCCAGTTGTGGCTGTGGTGGTAAAGTCGAATCAAAAGACGCAGTAGAGTTCATAGACATGCTGCTATGTGGATACATGTCTACAATTTGACCAACTTCTCTTATTTTGTCGTAAGTTAACAACTCTTCAAATGGAACTTTGACAAACTGCTGTGACGCATCTCCAATTAGCCTCTCGTTATTATACGAGTTATTAGATGTCGCTATTGCGTATGAGCCAGTAAAAATACCATAAGGCATTGCAATACCAGCTTTGATTGAGTTGTACAAGATTCCTGGCATAAAGAGCGGCTGCATAATCGTTCTAAACGTTGGCTCATCACCAGTTAGTGTAACTGAGGCTGAGTATGAACTTGAAAAGATTTCAGCCAACTGGACAGTTCTTTCCGCTGGATAGAATCCCTTGTATGGCAACAATTTTGTGATTGCGTCAATTTTTAGCCTAAACTTTGATGGTATCTTTGTTGGAGACATTTTGTTAGAAAAGTCATTATAATTTAACTGTATGTCGCCATCAAAATACCTCTCAATGTTTACTAAAGATTCGGAAGAGCCGGTAATCTCTAATGAGCTTACAGATTCATTCTGTAAATTTACTTCGCCAGCGTATACCGAATCTACATGTTGTGAAATTCTGTACTCTGGAATTAGGCTATGGTCTTTTCCTACAATTTTAACAAATTCAGAAAATTCTTCGTGTGTTGAGTAATAGGATGGGCTGCTTGAAGAGCCCGGTGCTAGCCACTCTCTAAAAAATGTTGGTGATAAAGTCGAAGTGTTGATAAGAGTCTGTGGCATTTCTAGGATGGGACCATAGATGTGTGACACAGCCCCAACAATGCCGGGGTCGTCAAAGCTGGCTGTTGTGTTGCCAGAAGGAACATTGACTATGAATCTGTTTAACACATTTTTAGGGTCTCTTAAAATTCCGTAAGTCATGTTATCTGCCGCAACTAAATCGTATGAGGCAGTTGTAGCTGATGATGCAGGAATTGACCCACTTCTTAAATCAACGTAAAGCTTTCCACTTGTTGATTGTGTTAAATGTGCGAGGCTAAACTGTGCAGCGCGGGCGGCTTCCAGACCAGAGAACTTGCTTGTATCAAGAGCCGAAACGCTAGGTCCAACTTGATCGCCAAGGGCAAAAGAAGAAGTAACATCTGGTCCTGCGTAGATAAGGTCAAATCCCATCTCGTTCACAGCAGTTCTAGTATCATTGTCCTTGAACGCTTCCGTTGTTGGGGTATCATCGTACAATCTAATCAAAGACCTTCTATTTCTAAGGTCGGTCCACGTTTGTTCAAAAATGTCTCTCACTAGGGAGCTTTTAAGGTAGCTGTACTTCTGCAATGGGAAAATCTGATGTGAAAATTTAGAATACAACACATCGCCATCATTAATTGAATCTTGGTAGTTGGATTTGTAAAAATCATAAAACTTATCAAAAGCTGATTTATTTGTAGTTTGTCCCGGTGTTAAGATTGCGTCATTAATTTTTGTATCAAATAGGTATTGTTTTTCTGCATTATGGCTTATAGCAAATAATGTTGTATTTTTAACACCATCATCTGACAAATCGGCAGCTAACAACACCGGCAAGTCATTTGCAATAGCTGGTTCAACTGCAACTAATCGAGTGCCGTCTTTGGCTGTTAGAACTCCACCCTCTTTTACAGATTCAACTCTATCTAGCTTTTGTGAGTAGATGTTGTTTTTCTTTAGGTGTCTGGTAATTGGGTTTCTTTCACTTCTAATTTGTCTCCAAGTGTTCCAGCCTGATGGACCATTGCCTACGACATTTAAGAAGTAAATGTCAATGTTGTCAGCCAATGATGCAACCGTTGTGTAGTTAATTGGAGCAGTAACCAAGAAGTTACCGTCTAAATCATAGTGGTAACCACCGAAGATTGAAAACTCTCCTGGCGTAACATAACCTGCAAAGTTGATTTCATAGTCTGTTGCAGCCTCAAAGTCTCTTAAGGTAGAAGTAAAGAAGTTTATCTCGTCTGCGCCAGTTGCAAACCCAATTGTTGAAACAAGATTTGTTCCAGATGGGGCAGATTGTGAAAGCCAAGTGTAGCCAAAATCTCTAGCTGGAATTCCAACTGTGACGAAGCCATTATCAAACATTGAAGAAGTTTCAACATTGATTCCAGTGGTGTATCTTATTCTTCTTCTTCCGTTTCTTTGGATTTTCTCAAATGAAGCACTTATTGTTGAGCCCGACTGATAGCCGCCAAATGCGTTTGGTGTTGTGATGTAGCCACGTAAAGCTGTGCGTGCAATTTGGTTTCTTTCGTTTATTGTGTTGTATACGGAAAACTCTTCGTTTACTGGGTCTAGACCACCGCCGAAGGTCTCTGGACCACCGGGAGCAGAGAAGCGTTCCACAAAAACAGAATCGCCACTAGTGCCAGTAAAGAATGTAAAATCAATTACACCACTGACATAGGGGCTAACCGAAGTATTTGGCAGGTCTAACCTATTCTCTTTATCAAAGTTGTTAATTGAGCGACCGGAGGTTTGTACAACTTCATAATTAAAATCAAAGTTACCAACAGCAGAGCCAGTGGTTTTAATGTTTTTAATGTTAACTGGCGCTCTAACTGGTGGGTCTTTGTAAAATTGGTCTACAGGCGCGTCGTAGCCATCTTGTCTTCTCACGTTTTCCAAGGACATGGAATTCGCATTGGTTAGATTAAATCTAAATCTTTCTGGTCTGTCGCCTGTATCTGTCAAGCGCACCTTTCTCGATTTAAAGCCGCCGACGCGCTGAGAAGTGAAAGTTCCCTGAAGTGGTTGCTCTGAATCGGGACCAAAAACATCGTGATGAATGTTCGTTATGATGTGACTTGGATTGTTGTCGTTGTATGTATTTGAAACATAACTATCCGTCGATACGGATTGGGAGACTAAGTTTCCTGGGACTACTAAATCAAATTTATAGTCTTCTCCGTCAGCTTGGGCTTGAGCCGCGAGCTTTCTTTTGTCCACCAAATCGAGGTCATCATCACAATCTTTAGGAGTTTTTACCCCAGAGCTTGGTATTTGAATGTCGCTAAAGTTGGTGCCGCCGGTTGTTTTGAATAATACACCCTTGTAGAAATCCAGCTTTTTATTATCAGTAAAGTTAATACCACCGTGAAGGGTTTTTGATTTACTAATTTTTTCAGTAATTGGTGACGCTTGTTTTCTTGCCTGGGTTTGGTTTACAACTTGGCGAATTGTTTCTCTTGCTTCAAGGGCTCCAGTTGGAACAGTTGAATCAAAAGTATCGTTGTTTCTCTCTGCGCGGTATTTCCACCACAGACAATTGTCTCTTTCTTCGCCACTCAAAGGTTTGTGAAAAAATTTCCACTCAAATGGGAGATTTGAGCCGCTGGCAGTGCCTTCCAAATCTGGTGTCTTAAACTCAATTGTTGGGAGTTTATGTTGATACTTGTTTCTTTCTAGAACGTGGCTCTCAACAACATTGTAAACTTGGTCTGAGCCGTTCAAAGAAGCGGGCAACAAGTTAATTAAAATTTCATTTATTGAGTTGTCAAGCCACTTGTAGTATTCAAAGAAAGAAGCGATGGTTCTTTTTGTCTGAACTGTTGAAAAGTATCTTGTGCCTAGCTTTTTTAACTCCTTGTATTCCATCCTGTATTTGTTTACTGGGTCTCCAATTAGCTCGTTGAAGCCATCAATGGATGAGAAGAAAGAAAGTATGTCTTGGTCTATGGCGTATTGTAGGCTTTTTTCTATAGTAAAGTATGCGAGCTTCGCCTTTAGAATACTTTTGGTTGCCTTATCGTCTTCAGTTAAAATGTTGATACCAGTTAAGTCACCAAAATTTTCTGGGTTTATGTTTTTGCCCACTGTAAAGTATCTTGTTTCAAAAACATTTGTAGAAGATGGGTCAAACTCTTTACCACCAAACTGATACAAGCCGCCTAGCACGGTGTCCAAGTAACTATTTCCAACGGTTTTGTATGAACCGGAAGACAAATCTGGTAAAGAAAATTCCCCACTAGCGTCTGAAGTTGATAATAAATCCGTCCCAACGTTTAAAACAAGAGAGTTGATTTTTGGAACGTATGAGCCGCTAAATTGACTAGCGAGTGGTAAAAAGTTCTTGTATGGTTCAGTTCTACCAAAGTTTCTTGGGTCTTTTGCATGGCTGATTAGCTCGTTATTATCCAAATCATCCAGCCAGACTCTAAAGAACCCAACATTAACATCTGAGTTGAGGACCACTGAGCCAGTTAAATTGTCTCTCAAGGCTCCGTAAAATGGCTTTCTATTTTGTGAAAGCATCTTTATGCCACGATCAGAGTGCATAGAAGCAGTCAAATCAAATGAATTTAAAACAATTTGGTCTTCTGTGTTGTATCCTCTGAAGTTGACAACATAAGAGTCTGCTCCAGTTTGTAAAGAATTGTTCAGGTCGGCTAATCCATAACCAACGGGCTTAATAGTAACCGCTAGGTTCCAAGACTCATTGTCATAGGAGTCGTCAAAAAATTCTGTTTCTAATTCAGGTAATGTGTAGTCGCCCGTCATTGAAGCGTTTGAAGAAGTTAAAACAAATTTTACCTTTTTGTCTATTAAATTGTTTCTTACTGCCTTCACTACAAAGCCAGCGTCATCGCCCAGAACAGTTGTACCTTCATCTGTTTCGGTAGTTACCGAGACGCCACGCACACCAAAAATGCTTGTTGTCGCTGAAGAGAAGTCAATGTTACTGTTGGTTCCTGGCTCTGGAACTTTAGGTAAGAAAACTTGACACTCATAAGTGTTAGCAAGCCTTGACTCAATCGAGTCTGCCGAACCAGAAGTACCTGAAATGAATGGAGTGCCTACTGTACCTGATAATGTCGGGTAAACAACCGCATCGTGATGTGAAGCGGTTGAGAAGTTTACAAAACGGAATTTCTCTTCGTAAAGCTCCCTCTTATCATCCAGTGTGATAATCGAATTGTCTTCATACAAAGACAGATTGATTAGCTCGTTATCCACGCCAAAACAGCGTAGAGTATTACGAAGAGCCTCTGTGGTGCCCTTCATTTTAAAAATTTGGGAACTGTTATTGTAAAGGTTTGAGTAAATTGTTTTCTTTACTTCTTCAAGCTTAAACAGAAATTCGCCTCTGTCACCAGCATTTAGAAGATTGGTGAGGGTGTCTTCATCTTGAAGAATTCTATTTGTAATAAAACCCCTTGAGTTGAGAGCAATTTGAGAAAATTTTGTTTTTGCAACTTCGTCCTTGTAATAATCCATTGTCTGGATTTGTGGTAAAGTTTCAATCTCTAAGTAAAGTTCATCTAAAAATGAAGACAGAACTTGCGTGAACTTTTTTAATTCTTGTGAGTTACTAGCATCCTCTTCTACAATCCAGTTTGGAAGGGTGTTGTAGATACTATTGTTATTGTACCTGTCATAAACAGAACCCGACAAAACCTTTTCAGCGCGGTAATTTTTAACCAATGGGTGAAAAGAGTAAAGAATGGGGTCTTTAAATTCTCGGTCAGACAAGCCAGAGAGAACAAAGGCTGAACCCGTATTTCTTGCCGTAGAAGTGTAGCCCGTAAAAGAGCCATTATTCAGCCTGCCAGAATAATCCAACACTGTGCTGTCTATTGAAGATGTTTGAGTGATACCCTCGTTAAACTTAAAATACACTCCAAGGTCTTGATTGCTAGAGTCTGCCGCTGCACCGCCGTTAATAGACTGCTTTGCAAAAATGCCGATTTGCTTTCCAGTTCTAGTTGTTCTCCAAAACCTGAAGTCGTCGATAGAAGCCGATAACTTACCGTAGCCAAGCCCGCCAACGTTAGTTGCTCCGGTTTGCTCTGTTATTAGTGCGCCAACGGCAGCAACGAAGTTGCCTGTTACCGGGTTTATGTCTCCAGAAATGTCTTGACTTCCCTGGAAAACACCGTCCAAATAAGAGTCTACCGTGACGCTCGTACCATAACTAAAGTTAAGCGCAACGTGGTGCCAATTTCCGTCAACTAGGCTACCAGAGGCGATTGAAGTTAGCTGTGCCTCCGCATGGACTGTGCCAGAAGCAATAGAAACATTTAACACATTTGTCGAAGCTGTAAGCTCTACAGTAAAGCGAGCCTTTGAAGCTGCGATGCTGGAACTGTTCCAAATGTCAAGTACAACCTCTTTCTCTGTTAGCGAGGGTAAAAACTCTGACTTGTTTAGCCAAAATTCAACGCAGTTACCGGAAGCATGACCAAATCGAAGATTGTAGGTAAACTTATTACTGTCAACGACGTTTTTTACTTGTAAACCACCATGAAAGGAAATGTACTGCTTTGTAGTTGGATTACCATAGCCGCCTGCGAGGGAGCCGATTTTTGTTCCCCAGCCATCTGAAGCAAATACCACGTAGCCGTTAGTTCTTGGAAACTCATTATTAAAAATGTGGTTTTCTAGAAAAGAAGAGCTTAGAGAAAACCTCTCCTTGTCGACAGATGTTCCATCGTAAGGGTAAAAATTGACAATTCTGTCAACTGCTTCTGAATAGTATTCCTCGGCTGAACCGTATCTGGCGAAGTTGCTTGCACTTGCAAAATCAACGGGTGGAACGTATCTATCTCTGTTTTGCTTCTTTAGGGCAACAGCTTCGCCACGGTCAAACTCTTGTCCAAGGCTGTGTCTTGTTTGTTTGATTATTGGCTTTGATACTTTTTGCTTTGATTTAATTTGGTCAATGTACTTTTTAAAACTCATCTAGTCAACCCTAAAAACAATGTTATCTTCTTGCTCAATAAAACTTAAATCCTTTTTCACGACAAACGAAGCGCGGTATTTGTACCCTGCTTCAAATTGTGAAAAGTCAAGCTCAAAATAGTTGCCTTCCCCATCGTAAGATGTTTTTGTGAAAGCATCGTTTCCTGAACCTGTTCCATACGGTATGAACTCCAAGTCATCGCTAACCCTTGTTATCTTGTAATAAAGGTCTTCGATTATTGTAGAACTGGCGGTTTCAGTTCCGTCTGGATAAATAGTTGGCGACCAATCTTTTGGTCTAACATAAAGTTTTATTCTCGCTTTCTCGGCGGTTGAATAAGATTGTTTTACACTTACGGGTAAAATTACAAAGTCGTCAAAATCACGATTGTCTAGTGAGTCAAATGTAAGAACACTCACAGCAGAGCCTGTGGCATACTCTACCGAACCCGAGTGCCACACTGGGAAAACAGTTGTGATAGAGCTTGAGGCATAAGCAAATGAGGCTGAATAAATGCCAGTTGATACATGTGAGCCAGTAACGTTTGTGTCACCGTCAGTAACAACTCCACCACCAGTTGGTAGTTTCAGTTTTGAGCCTGCTGGTGCAGTTGTACCAGAATAAATGCTCAATAGAATTTCACCAGTGCCCACGTCTGGAAGGTTTTGCAGTTGTCCATTTATGTAATTGTAAAGATAAAGGTTGTTTAGGTTATCTGCTGCTGGGGCTAGTGCTGAACTAAGATAGAACGTTGAGGCGTTGTCTTTCTTTGCGTCGTCGTATCTAGACTCCAATACGGGTCTTTTAATAACGTATTCACTTGTTCTGCTGTAAAAGCGTTTTGTGTAATAAGACGCTGAAACGTCTTCTTGGCTTGAGGTTAGGAAAATGCCAAAACCATAATTTGTTTTTGTTCCCTCCAACCATTCATTAACGAGCGAGGTAACATCAACCTCCATGTCTTCCTCGCCAGTAGTGAAAGAAGCTGTGAATCTTGGTGTAGCGTGGTAATCACCACCGGCAGTTGTCCAAGCAACTCCAGAGGACGCGCTTTCCCAGTTCGACACACCCGTGTAATCCTTGTTTGCAAGGTCCGGTCCTGTGCCCTCTGTCCAAGAACGAGACACAGCCGCAATAACTAGGGTGAAATCTTTTGGAGGCGTCTCAGGCTGTTCTGCGGAGAATAATCTTAAAACAAAGTTTGAACCACTTTCAATAGTTCCGTCATCGATGTTTCCTGAGATTGTTGAGATGGGAAACTCAATAAGAATTCTTGAGTTCTCATTTAAGGAAGCGGAGGGACTGTTTTGCCCATAAATAGAAAACACTTCCACCGAATCAGCTAAACCGGCGTTTGTGCCGGTGAGCCTATTATCAAACACTTCGCCAAAAGCATTTGTAATGGTGTTGTCTTTTGTTGCTACATACTTCTTTACTGCCATTACACTACCCTAAACTTAAACTTTTGTCTCTGCTCGCGGTATTGACCGTCTTCTTCAAACAAGAACTTGATTACATAATCTTCTTCTTTTGGGAAAACAGAGAAATCCAAGTCAAAGTAATTACCTTTGGAATCGTAAGAAAGTCTTGTGTATTCGTTGTTTCCTGAACCTGTGCCGTAGCTAATAATTTCAAAGTTATCTCTTTCTCGGTAAATCTTGTAGTAGGCTTTGCTGATTATTGTAGCTTCAAGTGTGGATTGTGCTGTTGTGTAGATTGTTGGAGACACAGAAGGGTCTCTTACATACAATCGTAGCCTGCTCACTTGATTTTGCAAGTATTCTTCTTTGAGGTTGGTTATTGATAAGAAGTATTTCTTTATTCTTCTCGCACCAACCGTGCCACGAGCTTGGGGCTCTATTGCTGAACCTGTATGGTATTCAACCGAACCAGAGTGCCAAACAGGGTAAATGTATTCTAGTGAGCTTGAATTGAAAGCAACCGACACCGAGTAGATACCGGGAGACACATAAGAACCTGTGGCGTTTGTATCACCGTCTGTTACAACTCCACCACCAGCAGGCAAACCTAACTTTGAACCAGAAGGTGTGGTTGAAGAGCCAGAGTAAAAGCTAACAAGAATGTCGCTTGTTCCAACTGCGGGAATGTTTTTAAGGTTGCCCCTTATTTGGTTGTAAAGATAGATTGTATTCAGGTTGTCTGTTGAACTAGCTCTTGAAGAACTCAAAAAGAAGTTGTCTGTGTCGTCTTGAAGTGAGTTATTCCAACGTGCTTCTAGTTGTGGTCTGTATGATTCATCGTTGTATTCACGAGAATAAAATACCTTCTTGTAGTAGGACTGTGCTGCTGCTTCTTGTGAAGAGGTTAAGTAAATGCCAAGACCATAGTCTACAGTTCCATCTGTTATAATACTTTCAACATAAGGGGTAACGTCTAATAAAATGTCTTCATCGGCAACCGTAAAGTCTTGCTCAAAAAGAGGCGTGGCACGAAAGTCGCCACCGGCTGTTGACCAAGTAACCTCCGCTGGAAAGGAGGAGGCTGTTAACCAGTTTGAACCAACTAGATTTGTACCCTCTTCATCAAAACTTTTTCCCCTGCCCTCATTCCAATCTCGACTTATGGGTGCGACCACCAAAGTAAAAGAGGTGGGGCTTGTTGAGGTTTCGGGGTAGTTCTTTAGCTTGAGGTAAAACGACACACTACCGGAAGCTGGAATGTCGCCATTGGAGCGGTCTGTGCTTGTCTGTGAGAGGTCAAATTGAACAATAGCCCTAGACTTCTCGTTATCATCTGTCGAGGCTGTGACGGTGTTGTAGAGAGAAAAAATTTGAAGACTGTCTGTTAGTCCGTAGTTTAAATTACTAACACGTCGAGTGTTGCTGTATTCTCGATAAGCATTTGAAATAGTGTTGTCTTTTGTTGCATAGTATTTTTTAATGCTCATTATAGAACTGTTCCAATTAAGTCTCTATCAAAGTATTTTACTTCAAACACATGGTCTTCTAACTGAAGCAAACGTGTGCCATCGGCAGAAAGGTTTTCTGGAATGCTGAACGTTGTGGTAGCGTAGAGACCTCCAGATTGCACGGTTGCAAATACCTCTACTACATCTAAAACACCTTCGGCGTCTTTTAACTCACGGAAGAAGTCATTATAAAAGATTGGCTCACCAATGTCATACTTCACCGAGAGCATTGTCTCTAGTTTTTTATTACAAGCCTCAATAACATCAAACTTGTTTGCTTTCTCGTCTCCAACCACTGTAAAGTTAATTGCAACATTGACAATCTTTGCATCAAGAATGTCAACGGTATCTGAAATCATTTTGTGGCGAGCAAGATAAGTTTGAATGTTCTTTTTTATTGTTGTGTTTGTCTCTGTGAAATTGCCGTTTTGGTCTTCGCTAATAACGTAAAGGTTAATGTTCTTTTTGAATGAATCCTTGTCCTGCGCGGCACGAACTCTTTTTACTGCCCCAAACTGTGAAGGCATTGCGTAACAAAGAGACTCGTAATCTTGTTTTGTAACTGCGCGGCGTTGGCTATTAACAAAAGAAATTGCCCTGACTCTTAGCTCATCTGCATCGGGCACATTAACGGAGCCAACAATGGATTCATCATTTGAACACGCCATGCTTTCCCTGACTTGGTTTTCTATTGTGGTAACGTTGCTTGTGCCTGGGAAGACTAGTTTAAAATCTGACAATGTGTTGATTTGCCCTTGGCTCGCGTTTGGATTTAAGCTTGAGTTCTTTAAATACACAATTGTTAGTGCTGTATTTGCAGGAGCTATACCAAATTTATCATTTTGGATTAAGTTTGAGGGGTCAAACGTAGTTGAGGAAACATAAGGTCTGCCAAATTTTTGCACCGCAATGTTTTGAGGTCTTGCGTACAAATCCTCTGACAAGTTCTGGTCTGAGCCAAAACCAAATTGCAAAACACAGTTATCGCTATTCTTTTCCGTTGTAAATCTTCTGGCTACTAGAACCGGCTTCATAATCGACGGTACTTTATCATTCGGCGCATTTTTGTTTTTTAATTCTTTGTAAACAACGTTTTGACTTAGATGATCGACTTCAAAGTATTCATTGCCCTCTGAGTCAAGAACACTGATAATCTCTGTTACGAACTCATCGCCGATTAAGACTTGCCTAAATCTCTCAAAATCACCAACTTCGATTTCAACTGTTTCTGCTTGACCAGACACAACCTGCCCAACAGCACGCACAGCGTAAAAGCTTGGCAAGCCAGTTGTTGAATCAAC